AGTACCACTAGGTTTAACACAAGTGATCGCTGCACTAGGATTAATGCCCAGTAGATCAGCGTATTCACGATTGACTTCAACTGCGTAGTCACGTAGGTCATTCAGAAGTTCTTCCAGATTAGGGTTCTCTTCGGTCAAGAGCGGGCAATCTAAAATCCCAGTCAGGGAAACACCAAGAAGCCTTTCTTCCTCTGTATTTTTAGTCCAGATTTTTCTGAGGTATTTGAAATTAGTAAGCGTGGACTGCATAGTGCCAAGGATTGTTGCGGCCTTGATCTTATCCATCAAGGTTTCTTTCGTATCAGAGGGACGGCAGACAACCTCTGTCAAATTACAGAATTGATTTGGCCTGAGAATAATCTCGGAGCATGGGTTTGTCCCGAACTCGTGATCAGGATCACGACGACCCATCTTCCTGACATGATCTTTTGCTGCTTGTCTATTGAAGATACCCCGCTCCCCATTCTTAGACATGTAGAGAGCCAGCCACTCTTCCATGAAGACACCAATATTATCTGGCTTCTCGGTATAGCATACCGAATTATTAGCCAAGGCCCTTTGTGGATTTGCCTTGTACCACTCACCTGCTTTTGCATTTCTCATACGCAGGTCAGATAGATTAGACAGGGAGATAAGGGCTGACCTACGAACACCGCCGACAACAACCACATCTCCGATCTTGCACATGATGTCATGACACTGAAGGCTGTTAAGTTTACGCCCCGCTGCGTCTTTGAACGTGTCAACAGTGAATCTGAACAGGTCTTCAAGAGGCTCTGGTCCCGAGGCTCGACCACCAAATACTTTGAGCAAGGCCCCAGCAGGTCTGACCTTATCCATGTTCCACTGTGGGATAGACCCCTGATACAGGGACCCGATCAGTTCACGAAAACCTCTGGCCCATCCTTCTTTTGAATCTCCTACATTAATAACTGAGTCTGAATATTCCAAGGTGTCGGAGACAGCGGGTAGCTTATTAATGTAATCTCGTTCGACCGAGAACCCGACCCCTGTCCCGTTCATCAGGATATAGAGACACTCATCAAAAGCCCGTGGATGATCGACCGGGAGATACGAGCAGTTATATCCTGCCACATTCTCTCTCTTCAATGCAGGGCCAGCGGTCATCAGGCATCGCATCGATGGCATGACCTCCAGACTCAGAACCTTGTTTTCCATATACTCTCGGAGTTCTGAGTTAACGATGTCTGGTCCAGTATGTTCCTCAAAAAAGTCAAAGTATCTGGACACTGTCTCTGGAAAAGTCTCTCGACGTTCCTCGTTCTTATCCCATCGTGAATAACGAGATAGGTGAATATATTGTTGATAGGGTGTAGGCAGGTGGTTAGTCATGTTATTGGTCCTTTACTGTTACTAGGTTGATATTAGATCTGACTTGGTAATACTTGTTGTCATCAGGGCCAAGCGTAAAGGTCTCCACAAAAACTTCCGGATCATTACCCCTGTCTCTCCAGTATTTTCTAATAGCCCGTGCCAGCCTAAGACTGTTACTGTAACTACCAAGATAGTCTGGAATTTTTCTGTCGATTTCTAGCATGGCTGAACCCTTATCCTATCACATATCATGGCAAGCGCAACGAGAATTCAAGTTTGTCCTTTAACCTTTTTACCTCGGCTTGCAGGCTTTCAATTTGCACAGTCTGGTCATTTAGTTTAGAGCGCATCTTGGTCCCACCGAGTAAGTTCTTTTCAAGGCGTCCATTGAGTTTATCCAAATTGAGCCTTGCCACATCCCCGAGACTAAGATCCATATCAGAGCATAGAGCAGAGACATACCACAGCACGTCACCAATCTCCCCGGCAAGATCATCTTTAATCTCATTTAGCTTAACATCACCCCGTGTGATCTTCTTGATCTTGTTGCAAACTTCTCCAGCCTCTCCGGCCAGACCCATGGCAGGGTACACTACCTTGGCATCATCTGGGTAAACGGCAGTCTTCTTCGCCGCTGCCTGATACACATTAAAATTCAATTCAATCATTGTGTATGTCCAATCAATTTAGTTAGGTACCACTGAGCTTTCTGAAGATCTGTTACGCCGCCTTTGTTTTTATAACGGAACAAATACTTTAGGATGTTTCCCCGGAGATATCCACAGAATTCTTCTTGGGTCAGTTGGTCTTCAAGAATATCAATAACTTCGAGCTTACCAGTTTTGTAGTGTGGGGGGCTGTTGACCATGTCAATTTTATCAGACATCTATTGGAACCAAGTTACGGAGTCATTAGTATCTGAGTTAGATACACTCTCCAAAAAGATAGCTTCGTCACTATCAATAGAAGGATCATAGGCAGTGCCAATTCTCAGACATACGACTTTCCTATAGTCGAGATCCTTATAAACTTCATTGTACTCTGCTGCGGTTTGTTCACAGAGTTCTTTACTATCCCCAAAATAGATGGGGGTACTACTGATACCCGGACCCACTACAAAAGCAAATACTGTGATAGCTACATAATATAATCCCATAGTTTTAATCTCCTTATGGTGTTGTTGTGTTTATCGCTGTGTCAAGTAGCGCATTGATTCGGAATCTTTCAAACGGTTGACCGTGGAACAGAACATTCGTGGACAACCTTATCACCTGACTTTCCGAGATACCTGCGTACTCACAGACACACTCTCGATCCTCTGCTGTAACGCAGGCAGACACCACTGTCAACCATCGTGTAGCAGCACGACGATATTCACAGATAGCTTCCGAATCAGAAGACCGAGGTTCCTTGGTGGCGTCAAGAATAGCTTGGGCAATAACAGCAAGCCACATTAACCGTTCTGCACTCCAATCATTATCTGAAGTGCGGAGCATCTCATACGTCACATAATCTAGATCGACATCCGAGGATGTAGATTCTTGGTATTCTGATTCGGTCACCAATATACTAAGTCTTCCAGTAGCGTGTGTAAATTTTATTATTAACTGGATTAACTTTCTTCTCAGTAATGATGTCAACGCCCTTACGGCGGAGCTTATAGATCGCATCTCGGAGAGACACGATCCCATAATCTAGGAGGGCTTCTCTGGTAGAGATATGACCAACATCATCAAGGTGCTGTTCAATATTCGTGATCTTATTTGTCATTCCTTGTCTCCATCTTTCTTATGTTTAGAAGTCTTCTATAATTTTTTCTAGCTTTTCATTTAGATCGTGGCATACTTCTTTAGGTATGAATTTAATACCACCGATCTGTCTGTTATAGTACTCCCGTTCTTCCTGACTGTCTAGTTTATTTGTCAGGACATCGAGTTTATGCTGAGCGTTTGCTTCTGCGTATGTCAGTCCTCCTCTTGTCTCATACTGGTGGATGATTACAAACCTGAAGTTAGTAAGACCGTAGTCTTTAATAGCTTGGTGGAGATATTTTGACGAACCTTTATAAGTCTTCCAGTCCGTATAACCTACGGCTTTCTTCTTGGAATATCTTTTGAATTGTTTTCGTCCAATATATTTCTGTTTTGTTTTGTTATTGTAGACGATGTAAAGAAAACCAAAGAACCGCTTAGGGTCTAGGTCTTCTTCAAAAGAAACTTCCCACGGCGTCAGTGTAATACTTTGGCTTGTCGTTCCAGCCTTTTTCTTCGAAGAGCCCCTCGCCGTTGTTCGAGTCCGCCCAACACGTATGTTTGAAATCGCAGTAGACACATCCTGATCTAAGATACTGTCGTCCGTCCTTCTTGGCCGTGACCGGGGTAAAGCATCTTTCCGGGGGTTCTTCCTTGCTGATGATTTCCTTGGCTTCGGCGATCCTTTCTTTGGCATCTGGCATTTCCATGTCAGTGACTGGCATATAACAAATCTCTCCAGTCACTTTGTTAATAGCAAGAAACCCGCCCTCATGTGCATTGTCAGCCTGAACGTAAGCACCTAGCTGCTGCATATATCCGAATGGATCGTCTTGTAAATCTCCTTTTTTAAATTTCTGAAATCCAAAGTCAGACGCACTCTTTGCGTCAACGATGATACCATCAATCTTACAGTCGATGTGTCCTTTGACACCGTCAATTTCATATTCTCTTTGCTGGTCCGTGACGGTATGTCCGGCGGTCTTGACTAAAAGAAGAAGCAGGGATTCGAGTAGATGACCATAAGTGAATTTAAGTAATGTGTCATAAGGCAAAGAACTCTCGGCACTTTTCATATGTGCCATGTACCATAACTGTCTGTTCTTTTTGCCAAGAGAAGAGAAGCGGAGGGTACTTTTCTCTTTCTCTTTTTCCGAATCCCTGCGTTCTTCGAATAGGCCAGTGACCGTTTCACGTACTTCGTCAAGGAAATCATCCATGTCTTTTGCAGAAGGAGAAGACTCACCAGATTCAATGGTTTTTTGAATGTTCTTTACGATGTTGTGAAGTGTCACTGACCTAAACCTCAGAATGGCAAGTCGTCATCTAGATCAGCATTTGATCCCGAGACTTCTGAGCTAGGCGCTACGAATCCATCTTCTTCATCGAACCCATCAGAGCCACCATCATATTCAACAAGATTAATAATCTGAACCTTATCGATAGAGAACCCCCACTTGTTCCACTTCGACATGAAGAACCGGGACACAAGAACCTTTACATCCGATCCCCATCCAATGCTACTAAGGATGTCATCAGAAACTCTATGCTTCTTAGCATCAACTACAATAGGTGCTTGATTCTCTTCACCCTTTGCGTTCCTCACATTCTTATGCAGAGACACAAACGGATTATCCATAATAGCTGTTGGATCTTTTAACGTCATGTTATTATTCAGGGCAAGTTCCTGCATGTCCTCTTCCAGAGACAGAGCCATTCCCCAGCGTGGAGTATAAGCTGTGTCAGGAAAGTCGGGATGTAGGTGACCGTAAAACAATTTACCCGAGAGAACGAAACGTGATGGTGAAGTATCTTGTGTAGTAGCAACTGTCTTCTTTGTCATAGTTTATATGTTCCTTTATGTGTGTGTGTGTATCTATCTAGCTAGGTATCCGGGTTCTCCCGGCCTACCCTCTAGGTGGGGATGGGCCGACGGGTCGTCAACCCTCGACCCGAGAAAATTTTCAGTGGGTCTCTGCCCAGCTTTCGCCAATTACAACAGAACAATTTAGGTCACAATTAAACCCAAGAATTGTTTTGGTCTTCTTGATAGAAGCATGGACGGCATCAGTTAGTTCATCAGTATCCTTTCTGTTAACTTCGAATTGGATTTCATCATGGATGTTGGCAACAGGAACTGCACGAATTCTTTTTTGTTTAATTACCCTGTCAATCTGAACCAACCATGTTTTACATATGATAGCCCCAGCACCTTGGAGTAAATAGTTTAGGGCAGTATGGGGAAACTGAACTGGTATACGTCGTCCATCCAACGCTGTTATATATCCACGTTGAACCTCTCGTTCTACCTTTGACTTCAGGGTCTGAAGTTTTGGTAAGGATGTCATGAAAGTATCTATCATAGTCTTACCTTCTCGTGATCCTCCCCCCACAATCTGACCAATCTTTGCAGGACCTGCCCCATAAATCAAAGCGTAAATAAATGTCTTGGCCTGATCTCTGGTATCAAGTCCTGCTTTGTTCTGATTGAATGTATGGATGTCACCATCTAAAACTTCCCGTGTAAATTCTGGATCATTCATGTAATGAGCAAGGCATCGAAGCTCAAGCCCTTCTGCATCAGTGCCGAGCAACATGTTGTTCACCCGGTCCTTTGGAACCCAGAGGCTCCGGCATCTATCGCCATACACGGCTCTCACAGAGGGCACCTGAGCCATGTTAGGATTGTTATGTGTCATCCGTCCTGTGACTGTGCCCAGTGTCCTGACACTACCGTGAACCATGTTATCTTCATCAGCAGCAGCAATCCATGACTGAACTTGAGCTTTCCTTTTTTGTAGTGTCAGGTAGTCTACCATCTTCAAAGCCTCGGGACTGCCTATATCTTTTAGGATTGTCTCATCAATCTTTGGTTGTCCGGTTGGTGTGAACTCTTTCGGCTCCCACCCAAACTTATTAATTAAACGGTCACCAATTTGCTGACGGCTCCCCGGATTAAAGGGGATGATCTTTGTCTTTGTCTTCATCTGGATCGTGGTAGGTTCAAAGATATCCTGAAGTTCTTTTTCTGCAATGTTAAGGCTATCTTCAAGAAAAGCGTAGAAGATCATGGCCTCTGGCATATCAAGACAGAAGCCATGATCTTTTTGTTTGTCTATGATGTGTCTAACATGACGTTCCATTTGCAAAACATTCTCAAGTATATCTTTGTTGTTACGCAGGGTCATCCATACTTTTGCATTTACCGAAACATCTTGTACACAATACTCAATCATCTTTTCAGTAAGGCCCCCGGCAAAGTCAGTGAACTCCTGCTTTGGAAAGGTAAGTATCTTACCCCAGTTATGGAGGGAGTTACCGCATTCTCTTGTCGGGTCAGAAATCTGAGAGATCAGCGGAGGAGACTCGGACT